GTGTAAATCGTTGTGAGTAAAAGAAAAGCATTTTTGATAAGTAATTAAAATCATAATTATTTGCATAAAAGCGGAAAACCACTTTTCTTGCGACAATTCTTCATTAATTATTAAATCATCAAATGTATTTTTGCAGTTCTCCATGCAAATTATGTTTACTGGGAATCTGGGTATAACAACTTCGACGCTCTGTTCTTCACAGTCACTGCTAGAACCAGTTGACTCCCAAGTAGATGATTCGCTTTCTTGAGATTCATCGGTGGAATTAGAATCGTCGCATTTCGAACAATTTTCGTCTGATGTGTGGGATGTTCTCGAAGAACAGGTAGAACCCGATTTTATTGTGGTAGTTTTGTGATCTGTTAATTCTTTCGAATCGGTTACATCCACCAATTCTTTCAAATTCTCTTCTGTCAAGGTTTGAATTGTTTGAATTGTTTGACTTTCTTGTTCCCCACCATATAAATTCGTATTAAAGAGGTCTTCGTATAAATTGTCGTCAATGGATTGAATAGAAATCATCGATTTGCTAGAAAAATTGTGATCAATCTTAATGGGTGCAAGAACATTGGGTTTTTCATTATCATTTAAAATAAAGCTGTAATCCTCGACATCAAAAGCAACATTTTTGTTTTTATTAAAAAAGTCAGACTGAGTCAAATATTCAATGTCATCAATTACATTTAATGTGTACTTGTGCTTGATTCCCAAAAAAGACCCATAGAAGTCTACACCATTTACAAAACGATAATTATGAATTAATTTGCTTGATAAATATGAAAAAAAAGAATCAACATAAGATGCATTATTTTCATCGAGCAATTTGGGATGCACAGATGAAATTGGGCTATTCATTTTAGGCAAAGTGTATAATGCTTCATCGTGGATATTGTATTTTCCAATTAAGAATTTAAAGGGGTCAACGAGTGGCGCAAACTTGAAGAATACTTCTTTTTCTAAAATTTTGTCATTGTCTACACTTTTAACAAGGCAATTGTAAAGATTATTGTTGTCTTCTAATGAATTTTTAATATCAAAAATATAAAACTTATTATTCAAATTAATAGCATTAAAATTGTTGGGTGTTAAAGAAAAAAATTTATTAAAAATGGGGCTGTAGTTTTGCAGTGACGAGAAAGATAATTCTTTCTTTTATTGAAAGCTTTTGAATAGTTCACTATTCTTTCGCTTTTCATAGTTAATTGTATCGGTAGTAGTTGTCATTAGCTAAATAATATATAAATTATATTAAAATTTAACTCATAAAGAAATTGCGCATTCATTTAGAAAAAATGCGCGACTTTTCTAAATGAAATGGTTAGAAATATGCAATATGTGTGAAATGTGTAAGTTTTTGATAATTATTTTATTGTTATTATCTAAATTAACATATGACTCTAGAATTGAAAAAATTTGATATGAAAACCATCAGTTTCAAGCCTAATGAGTCAAAAGGGCCCGTCGTTGTATTAATTGGTCGCCGTGACACCGGCAAATCTTTTCTTGTGAGAGATCTTCTCTTTTATCATCAGGACATTCCTATTGGCGTTGTTGTTGCTGGCACAGAAGAAGGAAACGGATTCTATGGTAAAATGGTACCCAAATTGTTTATTCACAACGAGTACAACACTGCCATCGTGGAGAATATTTTAAAGCGGCAAAAATCGGTTTTAAAACAGATTAAAAAGGAAATGGAAACTTTTAAACGCAGTACAATCGATCCACGCGCATTTGTAATTCTTGATGATTGTTTGTATGATGGTACATGGACTCGCGATAAAATGATGCGACTCCTCTTTATGAACGGTGAATGTTTGCCGTAGTTATTCCAAAAGAATAGCTAGTGAATGTGTTTAGGAATATTAAAATGCATTTGCGACACGCCCAAATTGCGGAGACATCTTGATTTAGAACTTGTAAAGTTCTTTAAAGGTTTATACTACTAAATTATAATAGAAATATTATAGTGGCTTATGCTAATCACATAAGGTATAGTAATAAGGTGTAAAATAGAGACAACCCGCAGCTAGTCATCTAAGTCCGTTATGATAAGGATATGATGGCAGTTCAACGACTAAATGCCCGTGGGCCGGAGACAATTAATCACTGTCGATGAAGGCTTAAAATATAGTCTAATCCCATCTGAGAAGATGCTGTGCCCATTTAAAAAGCACGGATTCGATGAAATTAGGAATAAATGCCTAATAGAGAATGGTATCCAATGAGACATTGGAAAATAATGCTTATCATTACAATGCAATATCCGCTCGGTATACCACCAACTTTAAGAACAAACATAGATTATGTTTTTATTTTGAGAGAACCATATATTGCCAATAGAAAACGCATTTATGAGAATTATGCAGGAATGTTTCCAACTTTTGAGTCCTTTTGTCAAGTGATGGACCAGTGCACGGAAAATTATGAATGTTTGGTAATAAACAACAATGCCAAATCAAACAAATTGCACGAACAAGTCTTCTGGTATAGGCCGATTCGCACAATGATTTCAAATTAGGATCCAAAGAGTTTTGGGAACTCAGCAAAGATATTAACTCGGATGAAGAAGACGAAAAATATGACCCAAATAATGTCAAGAAACGCGGTCAAGGACCAAAGATTAGTGTGAAAAAAACAAAATGGTGAACCGGGTCAAAATAAATCTCACTTCTTTTCGTAATACTTCCCCCCTTTTCCACACAGCTTTTCGTTCAAACGACAATAAATTGCAAACTTGTTGTCATAATCTTCTTCATCATCAATAAAATACTTGTAGACAAATTTGCTGCATTTTCCGTAATAATCACCTATGGGTAACTCGCCCTCTTTCATAGCTTGTGGCATAAAATGTATACAATTTTTGCACATTTTTTCATTAGCGTTCAAAAGACTATTACCAATCATTTGTTTTATCAATCCATTTGCAAAAGAAAACAATGTAAACATAAGTAACCAGCGCATCTTACTTATATTTAGTGCTTTTTTTTAAGTTGTTTTGAAATAAAAATGCGTTAGATTTTACGCAAGATAAATTTATATTTGATTATAACATGAAGACAAAAACACGGAAAATTAAAAGAAATAATAAAAAAAATAATAAAAAAGGCCAAACGAAGAAACAATTTTTTTTCAATCCGAAGAATCCAGATAAATCATTCGATGTGTATATAGACAAAAATCCAAAAGATACAATACATATTAAATACAGAACAGTGCAAGATGTTAAAACTACAATTCATAAACTCGAAAAACTGTATAAAAGCAAAAAATACACACACAAACGCATATGGCAAGTAGCGATGATTATGAAAGTTCGTCTAGAGGTATTAAAAAACAAGAAACCTAAAGAATATGAAATATCAAAAAAATATTTTGAATTTTTAGGAAAGAGAACGGGAATGGATGAGAAGGAGCGATACCATAGTGCATTTAAATATTAATTTGATGTTGATGAAGATTGCATAAAATGCCAATGTTCGATTCGAGCATACACATCTCTTAGTCGCGGGTTGTTATTAAAAGTGTCCGGTTTGAATCCATCTGTTTCATAACCGCACAAGATGTTCTGCAGTTTAACATGCGGAATGAACTGTTTTGCAACCTTGTAAAAATTGTGTCGAGAGAATTCTCCAATTCCCTTGTCATTAAGTTTTCGCCAATTGCATGCAGCCACCGGATTATTAGTTAATATAAAAACCTCTACTCCTTTTTCGTGCAAGAAATTAAACATTTTTTGGAAATCCTCCAACCGTTCTTTTGTTCCAGCATAATACAAGGCAATTTCTTTATAAGTAATGCCTTTTTTAAACATTTCAAGGGTGGTATATTTGGTGGGGGGAAAGACAACGCCTTCAACTGCAGAAATAGTGCCATCCCAATCAAAAATAGCAATTTTTGTTTTTATTTTTGGATCTAAAACCCATTTTATCAAGTTTCTTGCATCATCTCTCGAGAAACCAATATTGGTTCCTATTTCTTTATTGTTAATAGATTGTAAATACTTGGCAAATTTATTATCAGGATACAATTTCAAAAATTGCTGAGTATACAGCGCAGCATTTTTGTTTCCATCCATAACTTCTTGATTGGGTTTACTTGATACTAAAATAGCTTCAACATATTTTTTTGTTTTTTTAAACTGTTTTATCATTTCATCAAAGTTGTCATAAAAACGAATTGCACAACATAATTCTTTTTCTTGATAATTAGGAGTTGCAGGCAACAATTTTTGAGTTACATGCTTTTGAGTTTTAACAAATTTCCTATTGACCCTTTTATTTGTATGTTTCATTTTTTTATCAGTTGCGCGCGTTTTTACCATATATATAATTTATTATTTTATTTTCTTTATTTGAATTATACACCTTTTAACATTTCAAATGCCGACCACAAAGGGTCGGCATCTTTGAATGTTATTAGGTAACTGTTACTTTTCACCGATAAATCACCTTTATATAAATGATAATTCTGCCTAAATGGCAGAATTATCATATATGATCGGCGTTTGAAAGGTGAAAAGGTGTAAAAAATTATATTTTTATATTTTGTGGGTTTACACATCCTTCTTTAATGCAAAAGGTCCACTCACCAATTCGCTTTGACCATAATCCGTCTTTCCAACTACAATATTTTCTCCCTCGAAAAGCTCCGCGCGAATGTCCGCGGCAGAAATAGTATCGGGATCCTTTTCTCTTAGCACCGTTTCTTGCGTATTTGCGTTATTAACACCAATCAAATTTCCATCTGCGTCAACGCTTTGAGTTAAAACGGCACCAGTCTTTTCAGCAATCTTGATATTCTCATCAATAGCCTTCTTCTTCGACTCTTTGACGCGTTGCTCAAAAGCGGACTTGGCAAAAGACTCATTCTTGGTCTTCTCATGCATCAATTGGTTCAACTCGTCCTCCATATATTCAACGCGTCCCGTCTTGTAGGCCTCTGGATCCCAGGGCATCCACAAACCAACGGGACCAACAAACACATCGTGATTAGGGTCCAACTCTCGCAACATCTTGCAGCGCAATTCTGCCTCTTCAAGCGTGGGATACACACCGCGAACTTTTAATCCTCGTGTGGAAGTCTGGAAGTTAAACTTGACATTGAAGGAATTCTCCAATTCTTCCTCGTTCTGGTCCAAGAAGGACTTGTAGTCATCTTCCATGCTAGAATTAATCAGATTGTCATGTTCCTCCTTAACAAACTCCTGAAAATCTTTGGTGATGTCGTCAAAAGTAAGCTTGTATTTGTAACTCAAAAAGTTGAGGAATTGAACAAATTTTTCCATACTCTTGTTGAAATCCCACTTCTTTAGGAACTCTTGAAAAAAGAAGACTTCCTTTTGCTTTAAAATCTTGTCGGGGGAAACAAAAGAAATGCAAACAAACTTTTGTCCAGCAATAGGCTT